AGATGTGACCGGTCTTAATGAAGCTAGAGATGCTGCAACACCTGATCCAAAATCATTAGTTGGAGTTCAAAAAATGGCAGCAGCAAACTCAAACACCGCTACAAGGCATATATTACAAGGCGGTTTATTTTTAACGCAAGAAGTTTGTGAATGTTTATCTCTTAGAATATCTGATATTATAGAATACTCACCAACTAAAAATGCTTTTGTACAAGCTATTGGAGCGCATAATGTAGCTACATTAACTGAAATGTCTGAATTACATCTTTATGATTTTGGCATATTTATAGAATTAACTCCAGATGATGAAGAAAAAGCGTTATTAGAAAATAATATTCAAGTTGCTTTAGGCCAACAAAACATAGAGCTTGAAGATGCTATTGATCTTAGAGAAATAAAAAATGTAAAACTAGCTAATCAAGTACTTAAAATTAGAAGAAAAAAGAAAATAGCTAGAGACCAACAGATACAACAGGAGAATATGCAAGCTCAAGCGCAGGCTAATATTCAACAGCAAGAAGCTTCAGCGCAAATGGAAATACAAAAACAACAACAAGCTGCTAATACAGCTATTTCTGTAGCACAAGCTAAATCTCAATTTGAAATGGAAAAACTAATGAAAGAAGCTGAGGTTAAAATGCAATTAATGGAACAAGAGTTTCAATACAATATGCAGTTAGCTGGCGCTGAAAGTGAAGGTAGAAAAAACGTAGAAACAGAAAAAGAAGATCGTAAAGACGAAAGAACAAAAATACAAGCTACACAACAATCAGAAATGATTGACCAAAGAAAAAGTGGCACGCCTCCAAAAAACTTTGAATCATCAGGTAATGATGTAATGGGTGGTATTGATATGTCAAACTTTGGTCCTAGATAAATTTATTAACTATTATTATATTATATTATGGCAGAAAAAGAAGAGCCAATCGCGGATAGCGAAACTGGCAAAATTAAAGTAAAAGCAAAAGCTAAAAAAGAAAAACAACCAGATGGTAATGAAACAAAAGGAAATGTTACTAAGGTTAAAACAAAAATGAAATCAAAACCTGAGGTTGTAGAAAAAACAATAACTAAAGTTGATTTAAAAAAACCAATAAAACCAGAAGAAAATGAAGTTAAAGAAGATAACGCTAACGACAGCGGAGTGGTTACAGAGCTTAATAATGCCGAGCCCACAGAAAAACAAGAAGAAGTACAACCGGAAGCAGAAACACAAGAAACGCCAGTTGTAGAAGAAATTACTAATACAGTTGAGGAAAAGGTTGAAGAAACAGCTGAAATAGTTGAAGAAGCTATAACAGAAAATATACAAACTGGCAAACCTCTACCTGAAAGCGTAGAAAAGCTTATGGCTTTTATGGAGGAAACAGGTGGTGACTTAACTGATTACGTTACTTTAAATCAAGATTATTCTAAATTAGATAATCAAGACTTACTATACGAATACTATAAATCAACTAAACCACATTTAACAAACGAAGAAATTAACTTTGTTATGGAAGATGAGTTTTCTTATGATGAAGAAGAAAACACAGACAAAGAAATAAAAAGAAAAAAATTAGCTATGAAGGAGCAGGTTGCTCAAGCAAAGCTACACTTGGAAAGTGTAAAAACCAAATACTACGAAGATATCAAAGCTGGATCGAAGCTCACTAAAGAGCAACAGGAAGCAATTGATTTTTTCAACAAAAATAAACAAGAATCAGAAAAAGACTACGAGTACAGTAAAAAACTACACGAAAATTTTACAAGTAAAACTAATAAAGTCTTCAACGAAAAATTCAAAGGTTTTGAATACAATGTTGGTGATAAAAAATTTAGATTTAATGTAAAAGATCCAGTGAAGTTAAAAGAAAATCAAGGCGATATTAATAACTTTATCAAAAAGTTTTTGAATAAAGACAATATGATCGATGATGCTCAAGGTTATCACAAAGGGCTTTTTACAGCTATGAACCCTGATCAAGTTGCTAATCATTTTTACGAGCAAGGTAAGGCTGATGCTTTAAAAGAAAGCATTGCTAAATCTAAAAATGTAAGCATGGATCCTAGACAAGCTCACAGCGACAACGTGAACACTAGTGGGTTTACAGCGAGAGTGCTTAATAGTGAAGGACCTGATTTCAAGTTTAAAATTAAAAACAAAAATAAATAACAATTTAAAATTTAAAAATTATGGCAATTACTAACGGTGCTTTGTTAAATAGTGTTCCAGCTACTGAAGCTGTGGCGTTATCTACAAATTACATCGACTTTACTGCGACAGCTGGACAAGGCTGGGCGCAACAATATTTACCAGACCTAATGGAAAAAGAAGCTGAAGTTTTCGGACCGAGAACTATTTCAGGTTTCTTATCTCAAGTTGGGGCTGAAGAATCTATGACTGCTGATCAAGTTGTTTGGTCAGAGCAAGGTAGATTACATTTATCTTATACTGGTAACGTAAACTCAGCAGATGGTGGGGCAAATCCAGGTACAGGTGTAGCAATTTCACAAGTAACAATTACAAATGATATTGACGCAAGTGCAGGTTTTACAGCTGCTCAGCACGGTGTTAGAGTTAATGATACTATTATTGTTTCTAACTCTGATGGTGTTTTCAAATGTTTAGTAACAGTTGTTAACGGTGCTGTACTTGATGTTGCTCCTTACGGACAGTCTAATTTAGCTGCTAATACAACTGCTGACGCAACAACTATATTAGTTTATGGTTCTGAATACGGTAAAGGTATGCAGTATATAACGGCTGCTGGTACTACAAACAATACTGACACTAGAGGTGCTAACGAACCTGCTTTCCAGTCGTTTACTAACAAACCAATCATTATGAAAGATTACTACGAAGTATCAGGTTCTGATACAGCTCGTATTGGTTGGGTTGAAGTTGCTTCTGAAATGGGTGAGTCAGGTTACTTATGGTACTTAAAAGCTGAAGCTGACACAAGAGCTAGATTTACTGATTACATTGAAATGGCAATGTTAGAAGGTGAACTTGCTTTAGCTGCTTCTGAGGTTCAAGGTTCTACAATAGTAGCTGGATCTACTACAAACGCAACTTTAGATGCTGGTACTGAAGGTTTGTTTGCCGCTATTAGCTCTAGAGGTAACTTAACTTCTGGTGTTACTGGTGTTAACGCTGCTACTGATTTAGCTGAATTTGACGCTATTTTAGCTGAGTTTGATAGACAAGGTGCTATTGAAGAAAACATGATGTTTGTAAACAGAGCTACTTCGTTAGCAATGGATGACATGTTAGCTTCAATGAATTCTTACGGAGCTGGTGGTACTTCTTATGGAGTATTTGACAACTCTGAAGATATGGCATTAAACTTAGGTTTCTCTGGTTTCAGACGTGGATCTTACGATTTTTACAAGTCTGACTTTAGATACTTAAATGATTTAGCAACAAGAGGTGGTATTAATGCTGCTTCAGCTGCTAACGCAATTAGAGGGGTTATTATTCCTGCTGGAACATCTACGGTTTATGACCAAATGTTAGGAAAAAACTTGAAACGTCCTTTCTTGCATGTTCGTTACAGAGCTTCTCAAACTGATGATAGAAAGATGAAAACTTGGACTACTGGTTCGGTTGGAGCTGCTACATCTGCACTTGATGCGATGCAAATACACATGTTAACTGAAAGATGTTTAGTTACTCAAGGTGCTAACAACTTTATGTTAATGCAGTAAGCATTATTTATATTAAAGACCGGGGCTTCGGCCTCGGCCTTTTATTTTATTAATTTTATTATATATTATATTATGGCAAAGAAAACAAAAAAAGTGGTAGAACCACAAATAGAAGAAACGTTTGAAGAAACGTTTGAAGAAACAATGGTTGAAGAAACAATAGTTGAAGAACCAAAAGCAAGAAAAAGATTAAAACCATCTAGCGAGTGGGAAATAAAAGATAGGATGTATTACTTAAAAGGTGGTAAAAAACCTTTATCTAAATCTATTAAAGCTGCTGATATTTATTATTTTGACAAAGAGCTAGGTTATGAAAGAGAGCTTAAGTATTGTCAAAACCAAAAAACAGTATTTGTAGACGAAATGAAAGGAGATCAAAGGTTAGAGCATATTATATTTAGATCTGGTAGTTTGTTTGTACCAAAAGAAAAAACTGTTTTACAAAAACTTTTATCTTTATATCACCCGCACAAAGATTCAATATACTATGAATTTAAACCAGCTGCTATAGCCGCTGAAGAAATAGATGTTTTAGAGCAACAAGTTGAAGCGTTGGTAGCAGCTAGAAGTATTGATATAGATATGGCAGAAGCTATTATGCGTGTAGAAAAAGGATCTGAGGTGTCTAAGTTAAGTTCTAAAGAGCTTAGAAGAGATTTATTAGTATTTGCTCGTAACAACCCTAAACTGTTCTTAGAGTTAGCGGATGATGAAAACGTAATGCTTAGAAACTTTGGTATTAAAGCCGTAGAGTCTGGCATAATAAGATTATCT